AATCCATTGCAACTATCTGCGACCCCGCAGAGGCTCGTATACACCCTTTGACAATAGGATTGTCGCGAGGAATTTGTTGCATATTTAACTTACCGCTACTACTAAGACGACCAGAAGTAGTAGAGTGGAGGTTGAAAGAAGTCCTAAGACGCATATCCTTATCCAACTGCGGTATGATTTTGTCCAGATAAGTATTTTTAATTTTGGATTTTTGACGGATTGCCAAGATATGTTGGGGAATTTCAGACTTTTCTGCGAGTATACCAAGGACTTCTGCGTCTGTTGAATTTGCACCCGTTCCAGTTTTCTTACCAGTAGGAGTAAGGCCAATAAAGTCAAACAAAAGGCTCCGAAGTTGTACAGTGCTATTAGGGTTAAAAGGTTTTCCATTTAGTTTCTCGAACTCTGAAATTCTACCTTCGCTATACAAGGCTTTGATGGCTTCATCAATATTTTGCTGCATCAGGTCTTGGGCTATAATTAGCCTTTCTTTATCAAAAGGCACACCATTTTCTTGAGTAGTCAATAGAAATTTAGTACCTGGAAGTAATAAGTTTTTATACACCCAAGCAAGTTTCTCATTCTCTTTAATCTTTTCAAACTTTTCAAATAGTTTAAATGTAACTAACGCATCCATCGCGGCATATACTTTCATGATATCGAAAGGAATTTCGCCATAGTTAAAGTCAGCTTTAAGTATTCTATTTTCTTTTCTGTACTGATCTATCCAATCATGCATTGGCTTTTCGTAATCCCCATAGGGAGTATACTTTAAAGCTAATGCTTTTAAGCCATGATGACCTGGATTTTCATTAATTAAATAAGACAGGAGCATAGTATCTTCTATGTTTGGAAACTTAAATCCAAAATGATACTCAAACCATGCAAGGTCAAACTTAGCGTTATGGAAAATTACAGTTTTCTTATTAAATAATTCCTGTAATTTTGATTCTATTGCTTCATTAATACAGTTGGTATCAATGTAAGCCGCTGTTTGTCCATCATAACATAAAGATAGTCCTAGCATATATCCATTTCTAGGATATAATGATGTTGTCTCTGAATCGAGAGCTATGAAATCATCCTCATATGCTAGGGCTTTATCTATAAATTCTTCTGCTTCTTTGGAATCTGTAATTCCAAAGGCAATACTGTCATCAATTATTACATCCTTTATTTCGCCATTAATATACTTAATAATATTATCTTTTGAAGTTTCCCAAGTTTTTTTAGCTTCGGGTTTAAAGGCGAGCATGGCAGGATTGATTACTGGTAAAAATTTATCTTCTACTTTCTTACCAGAATATTCGGTAACTGAATTGATTTTAGTGAAGTATTTTAATGATTCACTTCCTACTAAAATAATCCAATCATATAGTGAGGTGTCTATGTCAATATCACAATCTTTTTTTAATACTTTCTTGATTGCAGGATTTGAACATAATTGAAACTGATCGAAAGAAAACTCTCCTCCGAAATGTTGAATGTAATCTGTTCTACTGGGTTTAGTTTCTACTAATGCAACTTTAGGCATATAATTTACTCGTTAATTTATCAATTTGGGATTGTACTAGTGCTCCTGGATCAGTATGCTTCAAACATATGTTCCTAGAAAGGAGACCAACTCTCCCACACATTGCTTCTATTTTTTCAGCAGCTTCCTGACCGGCATCGTCTCCATCGAAAAAGACATCTATCCCTGATGCGCCTTGTATAGAAAGCATACTTAATTTCTCTTCATTTATATTCTGTGTACCAAAACAACATACTGCATTTGTCAGTCCTTTATCATGTAAATTTATTACATCATATATACCTTCTACCAGAATTATTTTTCCACGCTTAGGCGTTACTGTAGGAAAGAGAGGCATTTTAGCTCCTCTAGGACTGATTTTATATCTAGGTAATCCGTCTGTTAGATGTCGCCCATTAAAAGCAACTATCTTACCAGACATATCTCGTATAGGAAAATTTATTCTATTAATATAATCTGGGTTGGTATGTTGAAACGCCTCAAACTTTCTATAAGTATCTGGGCGTATGTTCCTCCAATTACCTAAGTATGGAGTATAGTTAAAAGGAAAAGATAAACCAATACTTTCTGCCCTCTTCTCTATAATTTTTTGCTTTAATAGCTCTCGACGTACTTGTAAGTGGTTTATCTTTTCGTTAAACAGGGTGAGTATACTACCTTTATATCCACAAGAAAAACATTGAAAAACTCCCGTGACTTTATCTATCCTCATACTTGGATTGGAATCATCATGTTCAGGACTCAAACAATGTACTAGGTAATCGTTACCCTTGGGGATATATTTAATTCCCCTTTGCTCTAAAATCTCGTCAATCATACTAATGCGTCTAAAATTTGTTCTGCTTCATACAAGACTGCTCTTTGATCATCGTCTAAAATATACTCATAGATCCTTAGCTTAGTTGCATAGAAATCTATGTCTTTTAGATTTACATCGTTTAGACTTTCCACTAGATTATGACAATATTCTTGTGCTCTATTGTCTGTTGCTTCTTTTGTTATCATAGGTTATACTCTCATTATGATATATTATACTAAATTTCAATATAAGAGTCAAGAAATATTTTTAGATGTCGTCTATTTCTTCCCCAGTCTTACTGCTCTCATCCTCTTGTTCTTGAGGCGTTAAGACGGTTTCGGGACCAATTTTTAAACTTCCCCAATCCATAGAAGAAGTAAAAGATTCCATAGAAGCGGATCTCATTTTCTGACATTTAAATGAAATTACAGGTACTTCATGTCCATATGTTTCTATGGAAAATGCAGCATCTGCAGCGTCTAGGATTCCTTTTGCAAATCTAGCCTCTCCCGTGGCATCAATTTGATATGGGGCTAAAACAGTTACTTCATGTTCTTGCGCCAATGATTTTAATGTTTTACTAACTTCTATCTGTTCTGTCCAGTCATACTGACCACTACGAGAAGGAAGATTAGAGCGTTTTACTTGATTTATATAGTCTACAATAACTATACCAGCATTTAAACTTTTTACTTTCTTAGCCATATCAGCTTTTATCTTACCAATAGTAAGACTGGGCTCATAAATAACGTCCAGCTGAGTCGGGAGAAGCTCGCCTTCTTTTAATTTATCATGGAATTTATCAAAGTTTCTATGTTGTTTATAATCTTTCAAACGCTCCTCTCCATTTTTGAAGCGATTTGCCCACCACCCAGCTACCTTTTCCCACTCGTTAAGATTAATATTCTTATTTCTTAAACGAGCAATAGGAACGCCAGTAGCATGGCTACAGCATCGTTGTAAAATCTGTCTACTATCCATTTCTATGGTGAAATAAATAGCTGATCTTCCAGTTGCAACAACACTATTTGCTATGTTAGAACACGTAATAGATTTACCCCCTCCACGTTTGCCTCCAATAAGTACCAAATCTTTAGGAGAGAACTGCATGAAACTATCGTAGTTATCGTTTAATCCAAGGGTAATATATTTATCGAGGTCTTCCTGGGGCTCAAACAAGGGGATATGTTGCATATCTTCCTCGAGATTTTTAAGTTCTACTTTATCCTCTATGCGAGTAATAATGTCATGAAGATGGTTGAGGGTATCTTCTGCATTTTCAAATGCAACAGAATACTCTACATATTTTTCAAGTTCATTTAATACTTCTCTTTGAGTGTATTCGTTCTTTAAGTACTGAAGAAGTAGGTCAGCTTTCGCCTCTACTTCAATATTATTGATAGCAAATAATTTTTCTTTTGTACTGCTATCACGAATGGAGTATTTTAGATCATCGAACTTGGGGAGGTTGTGATGTTCATCACAGTGGTTACTGATTATAGTATGTAAGGTATGATATTCGGAAGGTAAATAATGCTTTCGTAAAATACTCCAGGTTTCGAAATCCTGTGCATCAAGAATCTGCTTTATTAAAGCACTAGCAATATTCAATTGAGTTCCCCCGAACAAAAAAATAAGTGGGAGTGGGCAGGGCAACAGGGTTAGCCTGCTCCGAGCATCCGGTTGAGGCTCCCCATCACTAGGGAGCCATACCACACCCAGCACTTATCAGTTT